CCGCGACCGTTGCGGCACCTGCGTTTCCATCAGTTACATAAATCATCTGACCCGCAGGACTTGCGGATGGAACCCCGCTGACTGCATAACTCTTTAGCGTCATGATGGTCCCACTTATGGTCCCACCCGTTATCGCAACTGCATTGCTTGCTTGCGTGGCAATCGTGCCAAGGCCAAGGTTCGAACGCGCGGCACTTGCGGAAGTCGCGTTTGTACCGCCATCCCCAATGGCAATGGGTGAGGATAAGCCGCTTATTGAACCGCCTGTGATGTTCACATTGGATTCGTTAATCGTGACAGTTGGTTCACCGAGTTGGTTGAGTGCGGCGGCGGTCACCTCCACACCTGTAGCGAATGTAAAACCTCTTGTAACTGACGCAGTGATTGCCATTACGCAACTTCCCTCCTGGCGTTCAATCCGTTGGCAATCGCTTCTAGCGAGATGTGCCTAAAGCTCGGTCTCCCACTAGTGACATCAATCTCAACCGAAGCCCCATAGCCACGCACCCTACCCGTTCCGAACCGCAATAACGCTTCTTCGGTCCCCGAAGCGGTGTGCGTCAAGACAGTGCTTGATGTGTCAGGATCGATGGTGTTGACCTTTACGGTAAACGCATCAGATGCCACAGTATTGACTCCGACTTGTCCGCGTCTCCAACGCTTGACATCGACACTATCAAAGGTGAAGGATCTCGTCTTCAGCTTACCTGCGATTGCGGTTGTGCCTGACTCTGCGGTTGATCCAATCTTGCGACCTGAATCATCCGTTTGGTTTTCTTCCATCAGGTAAAACCCGGTGTCATTGCAGGCGAATAGTCTGCGTCTAGTCGGGTTGCTCCCGTGTGAGCAAATGACCCAATCATCCACATGGAATGCCAAACCTCCTGACATTGCGGGGTAACTATCCACGCTTATCCATGTTGAGGTAAGTAAGTCGAAAATGAAGATTGCGTTGGGAACGGTTGAACTGCCCGTAGGTACTGCGAGGTAATACTTGTTATCATGCACCACCCCGCAGGACTTGTCTGCATGTGCGAAGTTTACCTCATCAAACTGATCCTGTATTGGCCGGGTCATCGGTATGGTTTCTCCGCTTACTTTCGAAATTGCGACTCCGAGTCCTTTTGCGGGGTCCGTGCCAGGTGACAGTACAATGACCCCATTGTCTGACAGAAAGAAAGTTTGGGGTCCGCTCTGTGCAATACTCTTGCGAGCTACACATCCATGCTGACGGGTAATCTCGTAAGTGTTTGCCGCGCTCACCGTGGCAATGTTGTTGATCATGTGGATACTGTTACGCATGAACACAATCAACTGATCTTCTTGATAGGGAAAGAATCCTACGAGTTTATCCGCACTTCCCTTATTGATTCTGAACTGTGCGTCTGCGGTGGTGTACACATCCGTATTGAGTAAGTTACTCATAAGGACCGTGTAGTTCGAATCTGTGGGCTGTGGAACAATTAAGCGGTTGCGAAAGAATAAACCAAAGTCTGTATTTGGGCATTGGATATTTCCGCCTCCTGGGCTTGCATTCGCTTTGACCACGAAGTCAGTTGGCGATGCAAAGTCTCCATCCCATTCGAGTGGGGTTTTATTTTTACCACGGAATAGGATTAGTTTCTCCAAGGACTGAACGAAGGATGCTCCATCCGCATCTGCGACTACCTCACCACCGGGGTAATCAATTGCGATACCTGAGTTGTTTGCGTCATTCCAAATGATTGCTTTTGTCTTGGTTGCAACCACCACAAACTCAGTGCCTGTTGCCGGGTCTGAGAACAATGTGCTACAAAATACCCGCTCATCCGTGTCGTAGGTAAGGGTTAGGTTTCCCGCTAAGAAATCAATACCTTTTCGGGTCTCCGCTAGGTCTCCGGTGAGACGCATATTCTCGCTAGTCTCCACAAACCCACCCTGCAAGGATGTGTTCTCAAGGTATGAATCGATACCACGAAATCCGCGATCCCCGTCTACTAAGATAGGATCGTCAAGCGGACCATTGGGAGTGTAGCGTGGCATTACTTCTTGGTAATTTCTTGGTAAAGTTTGATGCTCATGTAGACCAAGGTGACTAGGCCAACAAGGATTCCGATTACGGAATCAAATGCGGATAATCCGAAGGTTGCGAGCGTCCCGCTCATGCCTATGTACGAAACTCGATCAAACATTATCTTCTGCCTCCAGGTGTGAAATAAAATCCTACAATTAAAGGTAATACCACTGTACAACTGAATAAACTTATGGAACCCGTGGTAACAACCATAGGGGCTTGCTCTGCCGGAAAACTGATGAGTCCGAATAAAATCTCTTTTCTTCCCTCTCCTGTAATGTTTGTAGTTGTGAGGAGTGGAACGCTTGGGTAGACGGTGGTGACACAAGTGACAAATGAGAGGGTACACATCCCGATAAGAGCAAGCATACGACGAGTAGTACGAGTAAAAGCTCCGCCAGGACCGCTATTGAGTGACGCTTGGAATTGTAGAGCGAACTCATTGTTACGACATTCCCTCGCCATTTCCATTTCATATTTCTGCTGACGAGCATCGGTAATCGCCCCAAACACGCCCTTGAGAATACTCCCCATTGCGGCCGACCCCCCACCGGTAAGAAAGAGCGTAAGTAACTCAAACATTTCATTTACCCTCCAAGCGTTTAAACAGATTCTTCACATCCTCGCGCCGATCCTCGGCAAGCTTGGTTAAGTGTGCGAGATCCTTGGATTGCCCCGCATTCGAGATTTCTATTTGCCTGAGCCGCTCATTCATCTTCTCAAGTTCCCACTTGTTTCGTTTGATGAAGAACGCAAGGATGGAGAGGGCAACCCCCACACCTGCAAACATGTAATGCGAAACTTCCATGTCATTGTTGCCTTAAATAGCGAAGCTCCTCGATGATTTGCTCATGCTTCTCTGCTTGCTTTTCCAAGAACAACAAGCGCATGTTTTGCTCGGCATCATCGGGTAATGCACCAAGCTCACCTCTTGGCCATTTAATCCGGAACTCTGAGTTCATTTCGACTTCGTGATGTAAACGCATAAGATCAACATCTATGGTTTGTATGTCTGCAACCATCGAAGAATAAAACCATACACTTGCCCCAACGATGCCGATTGTCTTTCCGACGAATGCGAGGTTGGCGCGTATCTGTGTATTCTCTCCGACTTCCGTGGCCATTACTCTATTGGTGACCAATCCTCACCCGCTAGGATTTCAAGAATTTGAGAATGCGTGTAGGTGTCTTTACCGTAAAGGAATCTAGGCTTTGACCCCTCGTACTTTACGAAAGTTTGGGTTTCCTCAATATTGTATCGCAAAGTGTTTTCTGAGGTCTCAAATACTTGGTCAAAGTCAACGCTAGATACATCGGTAGAATTAATTATGCAGTATGTTTTGCTCATGTTGGTACTGTTGTTGAAAAAGTTGGTCCGTTAGTGAGCGTTGCGTTGTTTCCGCCACTTCCTTGGTCAGTAATTGTAGTGCCGCTACCTGAGTCGTTATCTCCCATTCTCCACCATCCTACGGGACTGAGTGATGAGATGTCATTCGGCACTCCGCTATTGTAGATTGCTGTTACATTAGATGCCGAAAGTTCGCTATTAAATATTGCGACTTCATCCAAATTTCCCTCAAAATGTAAAGTGCTTGAACCTCCTGAGGTTTTTGCGGCACCTAAAGTGAAATTGTGCATGGCACTATCTGTTGATGTGGCGAGGTGTTGAAGTGGTGTACTTCCTACGCTAGAACCATCTATATAAAGTGTGTAACTTCCTCCTGCGGCACAGGTAACCGCAAAATGATGAAAATTATTATCCGTTATCGCGTTATTAACGGTAACTTCCACTTTGGTGCTTGAGGTAGGTGAAATAACGGTTCTGATTTTTTTTCCGCCATGTCGATTGTCGTACCACAGCATGAAACCAACACGACTACCCGAATCCGTGGTGTGCAAAGTGTATTGATTCGCTGAAGTGCTTGCATGGTTCGTGTATTTTATCCAAGCCGAAATAGTAAAATTCAAGGTCTGTTGCATGAAATCGAACTTGTTGCCTGTGTCTACAAAGTCATCTGTTCCATCAAAGCTGACGCTGTATAAGTTGCCATTCCATGGACTACCACCCGCTAAACGACCACTAGATGTAGCCGCCTTTCCGCCTCCTAGTCCGAGGCCGAGCGATATAACGGATGATCCCATCCTAGATGTTGTAGGCAATCACCGCACCACTCGTAAGATCGATGCTTGTGAAATTTCCGTAAATCACGGTTCCGGCGGATAAGGTTGTGTTATCCACGGGTTGGCAAAGATTATCCAAGTTTGTGATGTTGGATGCCTGTGCTTGAATGACGGTGTCTTCAGTTGCTTGGATCGCAAAGAATCTACCTGTCACAACATCGGTTCCGTTAATGTATGTTCCGCCATTTAGGCCGAGTCCTCTGTATTCTGATGACATAATATTATATTCCTGTTGGTGATGTAGTTCCGTAAGTGATAAATTGTACGTTGCTTGATTGCATAGATTGGCGCTCAAGCTTGTCTAGTTCCTGCAAGATGACCGCTTCTGCCTGTGCTTGGATTGGACCCGCTTTTTCGAATTGCCCATCGGTCAAAAGATAATCCGCATACGCGCCAAGGACTGCATACTCAGAGAACACATAAGGGAACTCCCCGCCTGCGGCATAGCCAGGGAATGGTGTGCGGTAAAGCACATAGACAGGCGTTGTACTTGAGCGGTCAACTAGGACTGCCTGTCCGTAGTCTGTGGCAGATGTGGATGAAAATTCCAAACGAAATGCAAGGTCTCTTGTATTCCCTGTTTCGTAGGGATCATGCTCTGTGACCCGAAGGATCTCGCCAATCGTGTTACCCAACTCAAGGACTGCGATGATTGTCGCTTCTGCGGTTGCCCCGCTTCCTGAGCCTCCCGTAATTGCAACGGTTGGCGCGGAAGTGTATCCTGTACCGTGGTTAGTGATCGCGGCTCCATTGACCTCGTTATCCGAGTTCTTGGTAAGTGTGGCGGCGGCTCCTGATCCACCTCCGCCTGAAAATCCTGCGGATGGAGTTCCGGTGTATCCACTCCCCCCGCTTGTTATATTTACATTCCTAACCTGAATATCAGGAATCTTTTGCTCCAGGCGAATGGTGTCAGGCCATCTTGCCCGTTCCCACGCCAATCGGCCATAGCGATTAAAAGAGCGAATGGCGGCATTGGTCTCAGCGGTCAGAAACGAATCAACCCCAACCATCAAGGTGAGGTTTGTTACCATTTCATTTACGCCGATAGTTCTCATGCTGTCTTGAAGCTTGGTCCGCTAAAACTTTTCTTTTCCATCGACTTCGCTTTAAAGCTTGGATTGTCGCGGAGGAAGGATTTTACGAAACTCTTATCCCCCCAACATCCACGCTCTGATTGATGCCAACGAAAGTATTCGCGAGCAGGGATTGTACCTTTGAGTTGTCCGAGTCCATCGGTCTGCGCAGAACCCATCTCAGAGTTTTCTTTGCGAGCCATTTGCTCACGCATGGATGCTTCGTGCTTCTCAAGGTCCACTTCGTAACGCAAGTAACGGTCCAGGTTCTCCATGAACTTTGAACCGTTTCCTTTACCCTGATCTTTCCACTTCGGTAAAAATATATCCGCCATATTTGTTGTGTGGTTAGGTG